CTCCATCTTCACAACCTGCCCAACATTGGTGAATTCAGCACGGATCATGTCTTGCAACGCACGGACGTTGTTCTGTTCACATATCAAGACACAATCATCACCATCGTCGAACACCTCGAAGTCGAACTTCGCCGATTTCTTGATGTGGAGCAGCAAGATGCAAACGAGTATCACATTACCGACAGCAGTGTTCATATCACCACTCTGGCGACCACCACGACGATGCCATCGGATGGTCGCTGGGCGGCGAGCTTTACTTGCTGCCCCGATATTTGCGACACCAACATTATACACCTGCTTCTCAAGCATCCAGCGAAGTAACTCATAGTCCGAATCATTCCGAAAAACATCCAGGTACAATGAGTGCTCCAACCTCAAGAAATGCTCCCACACATGCTGATCAAAGCGGGACGCATCTATTGTGAAACCCCGGGGGAATTTGAACCTCCGCCACTTGCGTGACAGACAACTCCCTCTCTCCTCAAACGTGAGACCTTTCGCCACACTGGGGATGGGCGATTTGAATAGAAGATTAATCGCACGGTACACTCGTTCTTCAATTGGTTTAATAAACCGCGCTAGCGAAACATTAAAGCGTTTTGTGCGTGGCTGGATGGCGCGTGGGTCATTGACCTCCACAGGCTTATCACGGAAGTTCAACTTCTCGAACTTACGGAAAGTACGCTCCAGTGCATCTCTCTCATGCAGAGGCATCTTGCGCAACGACTCGGCAGCTTGTGCTGCGATTCTCCGGCGCCGGCCGACATAGCTGTTGACAACGGACTCAACAGACCACGGGGCGAGCTCCTCCGGTAGCATTTTCCGAAGTCGCTTCATCGTTGCGTGATACCTCCTGAAAGCTCCCGCTTTAGGCTCGCGTGCGTCCTTAGGCGGCATCGTACGAGTAACGACTGCCCTCAAGACTACACCGAATGTATTCGCATAGGCACCCCAGACATGTTCCACACCGCTGACGCGGAACAATCTGTGGGATTTCCCAGGGCTCCCCATCACCGCCTCCACGTCCGGGTGCGATTGGTTGAACTCGCAATCTTCAAGCTCAACCTCTTGTACAGCAGTCGCACCACGGCGGAAAACAGGGTCTACCTAGGGCTGGCCGAGGGGCCAAATGGGCAACCCTGCCGCATTCAGTACCCTAGCAATGAGTCTCTCACGCACCCGCACAGACCACTCGTGTACAGCCACTGTTTGGTTGGCAACATGGATCAAGAGATCAGTTGCATGCGGCCGATAAGCAATGTCAGCTGCAATAGGGACAACCAAATCGAGGTCAGCAGTTCGCATATTCGCGAGTTTGCCGTAGCCCCGCTCTTTACAGTACCGAACGAGAAAATCATGTGCATCAGCAATGTTGTCCTTAGACCTGTTGGCCGAACAGGCTTTCTTTTCAACACGCAAGATGCGGACAAGCTCTTTTGTGCACCTCCAGTCTCTCACAAGCACGCCTGCGGCAAATTGCCCTGAAAACTCCTCCTTCGGCATAGGCGGAGTCACAGGCATCATCGCAGGCACACTTATATTGAGACGGCTAGAGTTAGCAACAGCGCCTTGAGGCGCAGGAGGGGCAGGCGGTGGGATCCGGACAATGGCATGAGGGACACCTGGCCCCATACCAAAGTAAGCGGCATTGCCCTCAACCACATGCATTTCCTGTGGAACCACAGGTGGAGCTTGCGGCAAGACATACGCTACAAACCCAGGCACAGGAGCATCACTCAAGATGTCACGAATCTCCTGATCCCTTCGTACCTTCTCCGCCCACCAAAGCCGAAGTTGGGGAATTGACCAATTCCACAGTCGACGCCCCAACCGAATTAGCAACCGCGTGATACGCACAAAAACAACGAAGCAGAGAATCGACAACAACGTTGCTACAACCAACACTGTGACAATCAGAACATGTGCCACAATTGGATGCAATCCAAGTGCCCACCAGACGGCTCGCGCTGGCGCACTGATAATGAACCAGTGCAGATAAAACAGAGCGAACAAGACACGAAAAGCGCCTTCAACCCAGAACCAGATCGCCGATGCCAAGTACCGAACAGGGAGCGGGAGCCAGTTCCGCACCAGGTTTGCAAGGAAGCCGTCATAAACCAACTCTTTCAGGCTAACTTGTCCCGATGCTACCGGTCCCCCACGCGTCCTGATGTACAAATCTACTGCACTAAATGCAGCCCCAGGCTTCGACCGAAACATATTAAGGAAATTCATCCAAAACCCGGTCAAAGTGTGGGAAACACCAGTAATCCAAGAACCAAGGTGACTATAATGGCCATTGACACACGAATCGCCGTCACACGTTCCTACAGCATCAGTCTGGTTAGGACCTCCGAATAGGAAAACAACACAGTCCCACAACATGTAGTCAACGGTCGCGATCACTGGGATCCAAAACCACACAAACCAATCAAGGATGTATGGAAAAATTAAAACAACCCAGACTGTCAACAAGTTGAGGACCATGATGAAAACAACGTAGTAAACGGCAGCCCACATAGCCAAGACCACGGCGCCAAGCAAGAACAACAAGATCCCTTGAAGCTCCTGCTGCAACGGCATGGACCGTCGGCACAATCAGCGGCGTTAGAACAACCCCGCCTTGCACTAGTCTTTGAGTAGACCACACAATTG